CGTTTACGTTCTTACCTTCGGTAAGGAAGTGCTCAAGCTTGCGAGGGATAACCACTGGTACTTTCTTTCTGATCTCCCTGATGTACACGTAGATGTAACTTCGGTTAGGTGCCTTGGAATGCACTACCCCTCGGTAACGCTTAGGTGTAAGCTCGGGGATATCTACTGCTTCCTCTAGTAACTCCTGGCCCTCTTCGTTAATCCATCTGGCGTAGCCAGTACCAGTGATGGTATGCTCTGGTAGTTTGCTTTCTACTAGTTCAATAAGGTAGTCCAGCTCTACGCTGTGCTCCTTGGCAATTGTCTGTACTCGTTTCTTGGGCATATTAATATCCTCCTTGATTTGTTCTTGTTGTTTGCATTGAGGCATTAGACATAAAGTCTGGGCCATCTCCGCCGTTTGACATTCGCAAATAACGGATAACGTCAAAGAAATCCTTCAGTGGCTCGTCGGCCTTGCCTTGCGAGTTGTAGTTAATAAGACTGTCTATTAGATTTCCGCAGTCCTTATGAATATAGCATAGGGGTTTGTTAGCTTCATCTACCCCTACGTTCGGATTATAGTTAAACCAATCATCGAGGGCAGTAATGCCCTGGTCCTCCATAGCTCCATTAGACGGTATGAAACTTAGGCCGAAGTCATAGAAGGAAGTAAATAGGTCGTCGTTATTCTCGTTTTCCTTAGCAAAGAACCTGGAGTCACCTATGCGCTCAGTTACTTCTATGCCAAGGTCCTCCTCGATTTCATTAAATAGCTCGCAGTATCCTTCTACGTTTAGGCCTACCTTCTTAGATGCAGGGCCATATCTCCACTTAGGATCTCCGAACAGTGCCCATTCCCCAAAGGTGTCACGGTCTGGCCACTCCTTGCGGATGTATACTTCACCGTGCTCGTTTACACCAGCCCAGATGCAGGTATAGTTCCTTGCACCAGCAGGGTCAACCACCTGATAGCAGCTGAACTGCGACTTATCTGAGATGTCGGGGAACGTCATCTCGTACTTGTTTGGCTCCTCAGATAGTACGTTGACTTCAGTATTGAAATAAGGAAGCAAAGCATTTGCTGATTTAACTGGTACGCCGTAGGCACGGACCATAATCTCTGACTCAGGCCTTCCAGCTAGGTCCTTAGCGATTCGCTCATAACCACCGAAAGGGTTCTCATCTGAGTGCAGGTATATTACAGATGCATCACGGCTAGGGCTGTACTGCTCGATTGGTACTGCCTTATTGTCTAGTAAAGCCGCAGGCTTAGTCCTGAGGGTTTCTGCATTCTTTAGGTAGTCCGATATAAAAGGTGTATAGCCGTCAATCGGTGTAAACCCAATTAGCATCTTGGAGTCCCGTGTAGCTAGGCGGAACCGCAATGTATTTACTAGGGCTGCGTCGCCGAGGTACTCGTCGAGCCAGGCACCGATGTTTAAGCCCTTAGGCTGTTTAAACCCGAACTCGAAACCTTCCAGGATAGTCTGGTTATTGCTGTACTGCGTATAGGTCTTGAAGTCTACACGTGTCCTAGTATCGGGAAAGATAAACGACGATGCAGTGAACCCGTTCTGCATAGAGTAGTTAATGTATCCGTCTACGCTCTTGGTCTTGCGTTTGAACTCCTTTGGCATCATCTCCCAGATTGCAGCCTGCTGCACCTTGATGGACGTATCTGCGTTCTGAGAGAAGCATACGATATGCCCGTCCATACTTTCCGTGACGGCTTCCATTAGCATCTTGGCGCAGCCAGTAGTCTTGCCGCTTCGATTGCCTCCTAGTGCCAGGACTTCATTGTTTGTACGTAATCCCGTACGTATGCGGTCCCAGCCCGCTAGGTCAAAGCCGTAGCGTATAGGGTCCTCGTATGCTGCTTGTATTCTACCTTCGTGAGCTTCGTGCAGTGCAGCTAACAACTTAGGGTCCTGCTCACCAAGCAGGACTATCTCCTCGTCTGTAGGAGGCCGCACTATAGGGTGCTCTGTAAAAGTAATCGGCATTACATATATAAATCAACAAACATATAGATGCTCGCAAATATAAGAATAAAGAAAATACTAGCCTGCAGGGATTCTATTAGCATTACTTGGACTTACTAGGTTTACTAGGCTTAGCTGGCTTCTTGCTCCAGTCAATCTCGTCGTAGTTCTTACGCTGTTTCTCAGCATTGTGTCCCTTTCGGGGTGCGCATCCTTTACCCATTGTTGCAGTCTCCTGTATCTAGTATCATAATATATGGTGCGTCCACTGCCCAGCATCCAGAACCCTTGTCCCCATCTAGGCGAGCAGTTACCCAATCACCAGAAATATGTATTATATCTCCGTACTTGTCCCACCCTGAGTGGTACATTCTACCCTGAGTGGTACATTCTGCCTCATTTACCCCATTGTCGTAATCCTCTGTTAGTTGACTCCCTAGTTCAAACATAGCTCCAGCCACATTGTCCTTGTCGTGACCACCAGCCAAGCAAAGAAGGTACATCTCCTGCACAAGCTCCGTAGTAGAAAGACTGCAACTGAACTCAAAGGTCTTTGTCTCTGAGTTCTCCTCTAATGTCAGTCTAGTTATTTGGTTCCCTATCATATCAATCCTCCTGGACTAAGTCCACCTGTTCGGCTTGTTTAAGTTTCTCGATTCTTTCTCGGGCCGCCTTGATAGTTTCTTCGTAGTCCTCCTGAGTAATAACCTGGCGGTCCTCGGTTATCTGCGTGGCCTCGCCACGGGAAGTAAATGCCTGGCGGGCTGCATTAGATACCGAAATTGAAATCTCCTTTAGGTCCCTGACCGTAGGCTTTAGCTCTCCTGACTCCAGGTCCTGCCTTACAGAGTTAATGAGGTCCTCCTCTAAGCTAGATAGGTTCAGGTAATTCTTAGCGGCAATCTTGCCGCTTAACTCCTTGAACTTGCCTAGGTGATCCGTGTAGTCCGACAGGACGCTGATGACTGTCTCCCGATCTATGCCGTACTTCTTAACAATGCGGGTCTGGCTACTGCCAGTACTATAAAGGTACAAAATAGAAGCAACCTTGTCAGGGTTATGCCTGGACAGGCTACGTACCTTTTCGACCTCCTTCTTTTCAGCAACTTCCCAGATAGCTCCTTGGATTTCTTTCATCAAGGATGCCTTATCTTCAGGTGAATTTTCCTCTAGCATTTTTACATTATTTGTAAGTTTAGCTTGACAGTCAAGTAAAAAGTACTGTATAATCTATTTATACTCCTTAAGGAGTCCAAGCCTTAAAGAGCTTCCCGTCCCCGTAGGGGCAAGGGAATTAAGGTAGCCAAAGGAAAAAGGAATCATAACAACACTCCTTAAAGAGTACAGGAACGGAATAGGACTCCTTAAAGAGTACAGGAACTTGATAGGGGCCAGGTACCCTGGCCTATGAGTTAGGTATTTTTTTAGAGGGTGCTTTATGAATACACAGTTCAGACTCGACTGACGCAAGCTACCCCCACCCCCCATCTACATCGCCTCCGCAAGCTACCTTCACCCACTCAGGCACTGGCTCGGGCACTGCCGAACCCAGCATTAGCCCAGCTTATAGCCGCTCGGACATTAGCACTCCTTATCGGCTAGCTCCGCATTAGCAACCCTTATGGAGACGGGCACTCGTACGTGAGATAAGTTTTTCTTCTTCGATGAGTGAAAGCATCCACAGCATAAGTCAATCTACTCTCCTCTCCTATCCCCTTCCAATATCAGCTCTTCTACTTCTGGTCTGCATTGTACTCCTTAAGGAGTGTTCGTAATAGTAAAGGGGATTCAGTCAAACGATAAGAGCCGCTGTCTGCGGCTTTGCATTATAAGCCTTACTTTAATGGAGGGGATTTGGGGCAGGTGAATTTTCTGGCTGATGTCAAAATCCCGAAAAAAGTCGATTTCGACGAGAACGCCTTTTTGGAGCTTCCGAGGGTCTATGTACCAATAGAAAATCGGACGCCGTACAGACGTGCATAGATGCCCTGCTGTCGATTTGATTTTTGCGTTTTTGGAGCATTATCAACGACTTACAAAACTCTATCAACGACTTACGAAAGAGTTATCAAGGACTTACAGAATCCCATCAACGACTTATGGAATTTATCAATTGCGCCGCTGTCTGCGGCTTTTATAGCTGATTGGAATCATTTGGCTTTCATAAAAATCATAGGATTAGACGTATATATGAGAGGCATCTGCAGGGTGTCATTGAAATAAAATGAAAATAAATTAAATCTTATTGAATTAGCTATTGACAATGCACGAGTTATGCACAGTCTGGGAAATGTAGCACCCGTTCTTTTCCAATATCAGCGCAAGCCACCGCCGACCGATGCGGACACACAACTCGGAGCTGTACCGCAATGACGAAGAGCTAAGGATTCTCCCAGCACAGACAGCCGCCAGATGGCGAACGTAGACCGACACTAACATAACACATATAACACCACAGCCTGCTAGCTTTACCGCTAGCGGGCTTTCTGGGTATAAGCATCCTGCTTACAATTAACACAAAACCAATACATATTATGATAGACTACAATAAAGTAATTCGCTCATTCATCAGCTTCCAAGACAAAGCTGGCTTCAACTTGACTTCAGCTGTAGACGGAAACGGCGATGCGCTTGAGCTACCATTTGACGAGAAGTCGAAACGTGCAAAATTAGCCGCAGACTGGGTCTGCTCCTGCGACGATGGCACACTGACCTTCGAGAGAGACGGGTGGTACATCAATGCATACGCAATCCTTGGCAACGAAGAGTACTGCACCATTGCAGATTCGGCGTGGTGCAGAGAGATACCACAGGAAATCCTAAAGGATTTTGACGATGCTTGGGACGCATTCTCTGATAAATGGGACACCTAGACAGCGCACAACATACAGCCTCCAAGCTTTTAGCTTGGGGGCTTTTGGGGTATAAGCACACTGCTTACAATCACACAAATCAATCACACATAGCCCGTCAGGGCGACCAACACAAAACCAATACATATTATGACAGCAATCGAAACAAAATATCTACCAGCAACAGACACATGCGGCGCACGCATCAAAGCAACGGCGGGAGGTATGCACGCCTCCGTTCCCTTTGACTACTCCCTTGGAGAAATTGAGTTGCACTTTGAAGCCGCAAAAGGGCTTGTTTCAAAGCACAGCCTCGAATGGGATATATCAACAATGGTATATGGCGGGACTGACAAGGGCTATACCTTTTGTTTCCCTAAATCAATTATTAAAGCGTAAAACAATGAATAACGAAATAGTAACACAAGTAAGCATTAAGTCAAACACACGACTCGATTGGAATCCAATCTATAATTCTATTAAGGTTGAACCAAATGACGAAGCCGCAGGGTCTTATCTTAAGATTACTGGAGAAGATGAACAAAACAAAGGTGCATCAATTAGTTTGAATTGGGAAGAATGGGATACTCTTGTTGAGGTAGTTGAGAAGTATCGTAAGGACTGGGAATGGAAATGAAAATAACAATCACCTAGACAATGCACGATAAAACACGCACACAAACAAAACATATTATGAACAAAACAAACCTAGAGAAAGTAACCAACGCAATGGAGTTCGGATCTCCTCTCAACCAAGTGCTAGTAATGTCTGCACTGGACAAATACTGCGAGCAAATACTGGCGATTGAGTCAAAGCCAGACAACTGGACGAATGGACTGATCAGCTGGGAA